TGTTCTCCCCGAACTTGGCTGCGTTGCTCAAGCTCGCCAAATAGTCCTTCTTCTCTCAGTCTCCCTGGCCTACCTGCTGGAATACAAGGCCAACAATTCCAACGACTCTGAATTGATCGGGCCGGTCTATTTCATCGCCGGACAGTTGCGCCAGTTTCAGTCCCGGTTAGTCTCCATTGAGGAGGAGTTGGGCGCCGGAGTCAGCGCGGACCAAGTAGTGGCCGGGCTGATCGGAGGTGCCCGATGAACGCGGCGCAGCCTTTTTTCTTCGACGGCCGGCAGGTTCTGGTCCACACCGACCATCATTGAGACGGAGGGTTGGACAAAAAAATAGTGAGAATAAGGAGGGCTGCCGACCGAAGGTGCAACTTCAGCCGGCGACCGGATGCGTACACATCCGACCAGGAACCACCCCAGCCCTCTTACCGTGACGGTGGAGGCGGGATAGCACGGGTCGGAAAAATGGGGAAACTAAAAATCGAGTATTGGCCGATGGAACGATTGACCCCTTACAAGAACGAATTGCGGCGGAACAATGCCTGTGTCGGCCGTATGGTCCAGGCCCTTGAGACCTACGGGTTTCGTGCGCCTCTCCTGGTACAGTCCGATGGCGTGATTGTGGATGGGCATCTGCGTTTCAAGGCCGCGCGTACCATGGGGCTCAGCGAGATCCCGGTGGTGCTTGTGGATGGACTGACTGCCGGGCAGATCGCCGGCCTGCGGCTGCTGTTCAATCGGTCCGCCACTTGGGCCAGTTGGGATGACGAGGCGCTGGCCCGTGAACTGACCGCCCTGGATCTCTCCGGGTTCGATCTGGCTCTGACGGGATTTGAGACCAAGGAACTGGATGCATATCTGGCGCTGGCGACGATGGACGGCGAGCCTGATCCCGACGCCGTGTCCGAGCCTCCTGTCCATCCTGTGAGCCGACATGGTGACCTGTGGCTCATGGGGGAGCATCGGCTCCTGTGCGGTGACGCCACCAATCTCGACGACGTGCGCCGGGTCATGGGCGGCGATATGGCCGACATGGTCTGGACGGACCCTCCGTATAACGTGGCGTATGAAGGCAAGGCTGGGGCCATCCAAAACGATGCCATGAGTGGGGCCGCGTTCGAGGTGTTTCTTGAAAATGCGTTCGCCGGCATGTGGGCGGCCCTGGCCGATGGCGGCGCGATCTACGTGGCCCATTCCGAGGCCGGCGGTGGGCTGGCCTTCCGGCAGGCGTTTGCAGGGGCAGGCTTTAAGATGGCGGCCTGTCTCGTCTGGCGCAAAAATCATTTTGTCCGGTCGCGCGGTGACTATCACTGGCAACACGAGCCGATCCTGTATGGCTGGAAGCCGACCGGGCCACATCGTTGGCATGGAGATCGGCGGCAGACGACAGTCCTTGAGGGTTTTGCCGGTCTGCCCGCGACACAGGTCGGCGAGGCGGAATGGCGGGTGACGTTGGACGACATGGTGCTTTGTATCACCGGCGGCGAGGTTCGGGTGGAACGGTGCGACGGCAGCGTGATCCATGCGGATCGGCCTATGCGTTCGGAATTGCATCCGACCATGAAGCCGGTGGGGTTGATCGAGCGCATGGTTCGCAACAGCAGCCCGCGAGCTGGTATTGTTTTCGAGCCGTTTGGCGGCTCCGGGTCCACCCTCGTGGCGTGTGAGCGCCTGGGGCGGCGATGTCGGGCCCTCGAACTTGATCCCCGATTTGTGGATGTGATTGTTGAACGATGGCAGACGGTGACGGGATTGGCGGCGGTTCATGAAGACGGTCGGGCATTCTCGGCAAGCAAGGAGCGGTGCCATGGATGCTGCTGACATCATGGCCATGGCCAAGCGGAGCGCGGACAGCGATCTGGCGTTTCTGCTCAAGGCCAAGGAAGAGGCCAAGGCGCGCCTCAAATCCGACTCGTCTCCGGAAAACATCAACGCCTTCAACAAGGCCAAGGCGGCGCTGGAAACGGAGATGGCAAAGAGAAGTGATGCGGCAGCTCCTGTGGAGACTCTGGGCAGCATTTTGAAAGTCGAAAGCTATCTGACTTCCGCCGGTTGGAAAGTCAAAAAGTCCAAGCTCTATCAGGACAAGAAAAAGGGGCTGCTCAAGATGCAGCCGGATGGAACGGTGCTTAAATCGGACGCCGACACCTATGCCGCCGCCTATCTGGCTCCGGCCGATGCCGCTCCGGACAAGGACGACGACGGCACGCTGGAACTCAAGCGCGACCTGATCAAGGCCGAACTGGAGGTCAAGCAGCAGCTCGCAGAGCGCAACCGATTGCGTCTTGAGCGTGAGCGGGGCGAGGTGGTCCCCCGCGACGAGGTGGACAAGATCCTGGTGGCCACCGCGTCCGTACTTCGTTCCGGTTTGCGGCAATGGATTTACGTCAAAATGGGTGAACTGGTGGAGCTGGTCGGTGGCGATCCTGCCAAGATTGAACCAGCCATTCACTTTTTTTTGAACGATTCCAATGTGTTTTTTAATGGTTTTGCCAAGGCCCGGGATTTCGATGTCGTTGATACCGGGGATGATGAGGACGGGGAACCGGAGGTCGCTGCGTGAACTCCGCCGCTCCCTGGCTTGTGCCGCCGCCAGCACCCAAAGCGCCTGAACCCGTTCTCGTGGACCGGGCCTTTCTGCGCGCTCTTGGGTTGCCCCTGCCGGAGCCTGACGCCGACGGCCAGCCCTGGCGCTATCATTTGGAACTCTCTCCGGCCGTGCGCGCCGCCTTTCGCGCGCCGACCGGCATGCGGCCGTCGCAGTGGGCCGAACGGCATTTTGTCGTGACCGAAGGCAGCCGGCCCGGTCCCTGGAAAAACGAAAATTCTCCATACCTCGCCGGCGTCATGGACGCCTGGGCCGAACCATATGTGCGCGACGTGTCGTTTATGGCCCCGCCCCAGGTCGGCAAGTCCAAGATCGGCGAGATCCTCGTCGGGTTTATCGCTGACCGTGATCCGCACCTGACCCAGTACATCGTCCCGGACGAAACGTCGGCGGCCGAATTGGTAGATGAGCGCCTACGGCCCATGTTCGAAGACAGCCCGCGTCTGTCCCGGCTGCTGACTGGCAGCCCCAAGGATCTCACGGCCAAGAAATTCCAACTCAAGACCATGCGCCTGATGCTGGTCTGGGCCGGCTCCACGGCGCGTCTGGCGGCCAAGGCAGCCAAGTATCAGATCCGTGACGAAGTGGATAAATACCCGATCAGCCCGTCCAAGCGCGAAGCCGGCACCGAGGCGCTGCTCGACAAGCGGCAGCGTACGTTCCGTTGGGACCGTAAGGTTTTTCGCTGCAGCTCCCCGACCACGGAAAACGGCCCGGTGGCCACAGCCGTGGCCGTGGCCGGCGCGACGTTCCATTTTTACGTCCACTGTCCGCTCTGCGGCCACATGCAGCGCATGCATTTCACGGATCCGGACGGTCGGCCGTGCGTGCGCTGGCCGGAGGGCGAAACAAACCCGAACGCGATCGAGGACCAGCAGCTTGCATGGTACGAGTGCGGCCGCTGCAACGGGCGTTGGGATGACTCCAAAAGAGATCGGGCCGTGGCGCGCGGCGAGTGGCGGGAGGCGTCTTCCGGTCTGGAGCTGTTTGCCCATCTGCGGCTCCACAAACCGCGCCGCGTCGCCTTTTGCCTGTCCGCGCTCTATTCCATGTTCGTGTCCCTGTCCGAAACGGCCGCCGCCTTCCTACGCGCCAAAGATGACAAGCTGGCCTTGCGCGACTTTCTCAACGGCTACTTGGCCGAAGCCTGGAAGGATTACACCGTCGACCGGGCCGAAAAGCACATCCTGGCCCTTTGCGACGACCGCCCGCGCGGGTTGGTGCCGGGCGGCGACACGGTCGCCTGTCTTGTGGGCATGGTCGATACCCAGGACAAAGATTTTGTGTACGCCATCCGCGCCTTCGGTTGGGGCATGGAGCGGGAGTCCTGGTTGGTGCGCGAGGGGAGGGCTGACAGTTTCGAAGGCCTGGAACGGGTGCTGTGGGAGGATGTCTACCAGGACGCCGCAGGGCATCCTTACCCGGTGCGCATGGCGCTCATTGACTCCGGCGGCACGCGCACGGCCGATGTTTATGACTTCTGCATCCGGCATAAGGGCAAAATCTGGCCGTTTAAGGGCGAACGCCACATGACCCGGCCGCACGACTTCACGTATCTGGATCATTTCCCGAATTCGCCGCGAAAGATTGTCGGCGGCTTGAAGCTGCTGCGGGCGGACACGACCTATTTCAAAAACATGCTTTCCGCCAAGCTGGCCATCCTGCCGACCGATCCCGGCGCCTTCCATCTGCACGCGGAAGTGACGGAAGAGTATGCCCGGCAGATGTGCGCCGAATATTTCGACGAGGAAGAGGCGGCATGGCTGTGCCCGAAGCATAAGCCCAACCACTTTTGGGACTGTGAGGCCTATGGCCTGATTCTGGCTGATGTGCTCGGGGTTAAGTTTTGGGACAAGCCGGATGCCAACGCTTCGGCACAACCGGTCCCGCCGCCGCAAACAACACTGCGCCACGCGCCGGGCTATCGCCCGATGCCGTCCGCCATCGCCCGAAGGAGAGGATGACCATGCCCGAAGACGTGTTGCTCAATGTCGCGCAAGTTCAAAAACGGCTGGGGAATTGTTCGCGTTCTTGGGTTTACCAGTTGGTCCAGGAAGACAAGTTGAAGGGTATCCTTCTAGGAAAAAGAAAAGGACTTCGTATCTATTCTGTATCATTGGAAAAGTATATTAATGAGAAAAAAAAGGCCATGGCGGCATGAGATTTTTTCGCCTTCCTCTCGGAGCATGTCTGCCGCAACGCGTGAAAGTCCGCGCCGTTCCTAGTTTTGACGTGTTTTTCACCTTTGAAAATAGTGTCCATATTGTCTTTATTGTCCATATTGTCCACTGACTGCCTCCTTTGATTGCCCTAATTGGGCAGTCATGTTCAGTCTGTACTCCGACACCGAGCTTGACGCGCTCATTGCGCAATTCAAGGCTGCGTTGCCCAAGGCCATGGCCGGGCAGCGGGTGCATGTCGGCGATTCAGAATTCGATCGTTCGTCCCTGGAATCCCTGAAAGCTTTTGGTGACGCTCTGGCCCGCGAGAGATCGCGCCGGACCGGTACGGCTTCCCGCGTGACGGTCTGCGGCCCGCATCGCTCTTTCGATCTTTGGAGGCCGTGGTGAGCGCCCTGGCCAAACGCCGAGCGTTGGCCCAGGCTGCAACGCCAGCTCCCGGCCATGTCGGCAGCATCGCGCGGGAAGGCGGCGGACACGCCGGAACCATGGCCAACTGGTTCCCGCGCCGCAATGCCCATTGGTCCGCCTCCCGCGAACGGGCGCTCATCGCCGCCCGAGCCGAGGATCTTGCCGCCAATGACGCGCACGCCGCCGGGTTGGTTGATTCCCTGGCCGTCAACGTCGCCGGCACCGGGCTGCGTCCACAATCGCGCGTCAACGGCGAGGCGCTCGGCATCACCGAAGAGGCCGCCGCCGTATTGCGTGATTCCATCGAAGCCGCCTTTGCCTCGTGGTGCGCCGAAGCTGACGCCGGCGGCCGTATGAATTTCGACCAACTGCAACTCCTCAATACCCGCATGACCATGATGGCCGGCGAGTATGTGAACCTGTGCGTCGACATGACCGACGTGTCCGGCGACCTGCCGCCGGGCCGGCATTTCGCCATGGCCCTGCAATCGGTGCATCCGGCCAGAATGCGAACGCCGGCCGTTGTGGAATGCCAGCCGAATGTCATTGACGGCGTGGAGCTTGGGCCGTTCGGCAATCCGACCGGCTACTGGATCGCCCAACCGGATACAGACGGCCGGCTGGAATTCTCCGGTCTGACCAACGCCCGGTATTATCCGGCCCGCATCGCCCATCGATCGGTGGTGCTGCATGCATTCCCGCAGCGTCAGGCCGAGCAGGTTCGAGGCGTGTCAGTCCTGGCCCCGGCTATGAAGTTCTTTCGCGACCTGTCCGACTGCCTTGACTACGAGCTTGTCGGTCAGCTCGTCACTTCCGCCTTCCCCCTGGCCATAGAATCCGAAGCGAATGTGCTGCTTGAACGGGGAATGGATCCGTCGAAGTTGCCGATGCGCCCGAGCTATGACCGCATCGCCTCGGTCGAAGGCGGTTCCGTGCTCCACCTCTATCCTGGCGAAAAAGCACATGTGCTGGATGCCCCACGGCCGGGCTCCAATTTTGATGCGTTCGTCACGCGTATTTTGCGCGCCGCCGGGGCGCAAGCCGGGCTCCCCTATGAAGTGGTGGTCAAGGATTTCAGCAAGACCAATTACAGCAGCGCCCGGGCCGCACTCCTGGAAGCGTGGCGCGTTTTCCAGATCTACCAGGATTGGCTGGAGTTCGCTTTTTGCGTGCCGACCTGGCGCATGGTCATCGAAGAGGCCTTCGCGCGGGACATGATCACGCTGCCGCCTGGTGCGCCGGATTTCTATGAGGCCATGGACGCGTATCTGGCCGCTGACTGGATTCCGCCGCGTCGTGGCCACATCGACCCGGTCAAAGAGATGCAGGCTGATTTGCTTGGCCTTGAGGCCGGCGTCACGACGCATGCCGAAGTTATCGCTTCGCGCGGCGGCGATTGGGAGGCCACGTTCAGGCAACTCAGACGTGAACTGGAATTGAAGAAAAAGCTCGGTTTGGCTTCCCCGGTTCCGGCCGCAACCAAGGCGGACGACACGTCGGAAGGTGATGCCAGCGCGGTCGAACATGAGGAAAATCCGGAAAAGGATGCCCGTCCATGACCATCGAAACAAAACATCCGGCCCGGCGTGTGCTGGCCGCCATTGCTGCCGATATTTGGGCCATTCTTCCAGAATCGCTTGAACAAATTTTCGAGATAGCCAGCCGCCTGGGAGATCCCGAGGCGCTGGCGGTCAAAGCCGGGCAACGCCTGGAATCATCCCCGCGCGTGGAGGTTCGCGACGGCGTGGCCATCCTCCCCGTGCGCGGTCCCATCGTGCGCTACGCCGACATGTTTTCGGCCGTTTCCGGAGCCACGGCCCTGTCCACCCTGGCGCGTGACTTCCAGGCGGCCCTGGTCGATCCGGCCGTGTCGGCCATCGTTTTGGAGATGGACAGCCCCGGCGGGCAGGCGACCGGCATCCATGAGTTCGCAGCCCAGGTCCGGGCCGGCTCCGACATCAAGCCTGTGACGGCCTATGTGGGCGGGGCGGCCGCTTCGGCCGCATACTGGATTGCTGCCGCAGCCTCCCGAATCGTGGCCGACCCCACGGCGCGCCTTGGCAGTATCGGCGTTGTCTCCGCGTTCGAGAAAAGTGGTGGGGACAAACTCGAAATCGTGTCCAGCCGGGCCCCAAAAAAACGCGTGGACCCGGCCACCGATGCCGGTCGGGCCGAAGTGATCCGGGTGCTCGACGCCCTGGAATCGGTGTTTGTATCCGATGTGGCCGCGTTTCGCGGCGTCTCGGAAGACACTGTGGCGGAAAATTTTGGCCAGGGCGGCGTCCTGGTTGGGTCCGGGGCGGTTGCGGCCGGCATGGCCGACGCCCTGGGCAGCCTTGAGGGCGTACTGGCGGAATTGTCCGTCTCCCGGCCCCTCGCCGGAAACCTTAATGCGAAGGAGGAAACCATGCCCAACGCGACAAAGCCGGACTCCGGCGGGGGAACGACCGCCGCAACCGCTCCGGCAGCACAGATCCAGACCGGATCCGTCGTGGTGCTGCATCCCGGCGAAGAGGCGCACGTTGTGGCCGCCGAACCGACGGCAGCCGATGTCCTGGCCGTGGTGGATGCGTTTGTCGGTCCGGAGGCGTCCGCCTCTGTGACCAAGGCCATGGAAGACGCCAGGGCGCTCGGCGTGCCTTGCTCGATCTATGCCGCGATGGCCAAGCGGCTCGGCGTCCCCAAGGCCATGCAGCCGGACACGGCAAACGCAAATACAAAAGCGACGGCCCTTACCGCCCTGACCGCTGCTCTGGCCCGGCCGTCCGCCCCGGGAAAACCGGCGGAGGCCGAGGCGGCCGAACGTGATCGCATTCTTGCCAGCATCAAGGCCGGCGGCGAAAGCCGCTATGCCGGGAGGGTTTAGCCATGTCCAGGCCAACCTATGAAACTGCCGGGAGCTACATTCCGGATAATCTGATTGCCGGCGACGCCAAAATTGTGACCACGCCTGTGGTCCTTGCTTCGGGGGCCGGCGCGCTCGGGCGCGGGACCGTCCTCGGCAAGATCACGACCAGCGGCAAATACAAAAAGGCGGTCGCTACGGCCACGGACGGCAGCCAGACGCCGGACGCCATCCTGGCTGAAAACGTGGACGCCACCGCCGGCGACGTCGCGTCCATTGTCTATCTGTCCGGCCAATTCGCTGAATCCGCCTTGATTCTGGATGCCAGCCTGACCATGGACGGTATCCGCGACGGGCTTCGCGGCAAGAACATCTATCTGACCAAGACCGGGAGATAAGCCATGCCGTATGACATGTTTGATTATCGGGAGATGACCGAGGCGCTGACGTTGATTCATCCCCCGCGCACGTTTCTCCTGGAAATGTTTTTTGGCGGCGGCAACGTAAAGACACATTCCACGACCTCTGTCGACATCGACATCGTGCGTCGCGGCCGCAAGCTGGCCGCTTTCGTCTCGCCCTATGCCGAAGCCAGGGTGGTGGACCGCGAGGGGTATCGCACGGACACCTTCACGCCGCCCTACATCAAGGAAAAGAAGACCACCACGGCCGAACATGTGCTCAAGCGTCTGCCCGGCGAGACGATTTATGCGTCTCCCCAATCTCCTGACCAGCGGGCCGCCTTCATGCTGGGCGAGGACATGGCCGATCTGCGTGACCGCATCCTGCGTCGGGAAGCCTGGATGGCCGCACAACTGCTCAATACCGGCTCTGTGACCTGCGACGGCGACGGCGTCAGCGCCGTGATCAATTTCGACATGCCGTCGGACCATAGAATCACGCTTTCGGCCGAGGATAAGTGGAGCGCCGCCACCTCGAATCCTATCGCCAATCTGGTTGAGTGGAAGATGTTGGTGTCCCGCGATTCCGGTCTGGTTCCCGACGTGGCCGTGCTTGGTTCCGACGTGGCCCAAGCTGTCCGGTCCAACGAAGTGCTGATGAAGCAGTTCAACGTCTGGAACATGCAGCTGGGTATGATTGCGCCAAAGGATTTGCCCGACGGCGTGATCTACATCGGAACCTTGGAAAACACGGCATTGTATTCGTTCGATGATTGGTACGAGGACGAAAAAGGCGACTTACAGCCGATGGTTCCGACCGATCGGATTTTCCTCGGTTCCACGAAATCCGCAAACAAACGCCATTATGGAGCCATTCAGGATTTGGACCTCAATGTCACGGCCGAAGCGCAGTTCTTTGCCAAATCCTGGAAAACTCCGGATCCGAGCGCCCGGTGGGTCATGGTGCAGTCTGCGCCCCTTCCGGCCATGCACCAGCCCGACGCGTTCGCCTCGATCAAGGCCGTCTAGTCCGGGAGCATGCCATGAAAATCGTACTGACTGGCGCATTCGTCTACCAGGGTAAGCACCACAAGGCCGGCGCGGTCCTGGAACTGCCCGACGTCGTGGCTGTCGAGGCCATTGACGACGGCGCAGCCGAACAGGCGTTCGACGTTGTCGGCGTCGTTCCTGGGAACTCCGGGGAGACTCCCCCGGAACTCCCGTAAAGGACCAGCCATGAAGCGTTTCCCTTCAAACCTCCGTCGTGAGCCGCCGGCCGGCTCGGACAGCATCAACAATTACGTCCTTGCCGCTGGCGTGGTCAAATCCGTAGCCGTGCCGACCGGAGCGCGATTTGCCGTGATGAGCGCCACTGGCGCGTTCTACGCCCGGTGGTCTGGAGCGGCGGCCGTGCCGGCAGCGGACGTGACCGATGGCACTGGCGTCGAGGCGAACCCGACCGTGCGCGCGGTAGACGGCGTGGCCTCGTTTTCCCTGGTGGCCCCGGCGGCCTGTGTCGTGGCCGTGGCGTGGTACAACTAGGAGGCTCCCATGATCCCAAGCGACCTCAAGCATTTGCAGCCGAGTGATTTCAAAGCGCCGCTGGCGGCCGTATCCACGCGTCTGTGCCGGGATCTGGATGCCCTGTCCGGTACTCTTGGCACATCGCCCGAGATCCATTGCACCTATGACGTTGACGGCCATGCCGTGGCCTCGCGCCACAAGCTGTCCCCGTGCGATGCGGTGGATCTGCACTTTATGGGGGTGCCGCCGGCGGTCGCGCTCCACGCCATGCTGGCCGGGCCCTGGGGCGGCGTGGGCTGGTATCCGCATTGGAACAATCCGGGTTTTCATCTCGACCAGCGTCCCGGCCCCCGGAAGTTCTGGGTGCGGTCGGCCGACGGCTACGTTTATGGCCTGCCGGTGCTGCTTCAGGCGGTTGGGCTCACCCTGGCGGACGTCGAAGGTGCCGGGCCGTGTCCCTCGGACGCGTTTAGGGCGGCCCATGCGTTCACGGCCAAAGCCGAGGAAGGCAAGACCGTCGATAAGGGCGGCGCTACGAACTACGGCGTGTCGATCCGGTTTCTGCGCGGACTTGGGGTGGAACTCGGCGATATCGACCATGACGGCGACATCGATGTCGACGACATCCAGGCGTTGACCCCGGCCGATGCGCAGCGCCTCATGCGGCTGGTCTTTTGGGACGGGCTGCGTCTGGACAACCTGCCCCGGATCACGGCGGCGACTGTTTATGACTACGCCGTCAACGCCGGACCGGTCGCGGCCGTCAAATCCTTGCAGATGGCCTGCAACTTTTATCCTGGGGTGGCCCTTTTTCTGGATGGCGTGCTGGGGCGCAAGACCCGATCCGCCGTAGCGGACATTGCTGCCAACGACCAGCGGGATCTGATCCTGGCTCAGCGGGTCACCAGCTCACGGCGGGCCTTTTATCGCGGCCTGTATGCGGCTGATGCGGCGCATCCTCTGGCTGGTTGGCTCAACCGTTGCGACGCCCTGGATCGCTATTGCACCAAACTGGCCGCCAATCCTCCCGCCCAGGCGGTGGCGGCATGAACAGCCAGACCGTTTTGACCTGGCTGCGCCGGGCGGGGGTCAGCAAAACGTTTTACGGCGTGGCGGCGCTGTATCTGGTGGCGATTGGCGCAGTCGATCCGAGCACCATCGCCGGCCAGGAACTGTTTGGCCCACATGGGCTGTTTGACATCCGGGTGTGGGTGTTCGGGCACATTATCGAAGGCAAGGCGCTGCTGGCCACAATTGCCGGTGGCGTTGCCCTTTATGGCCGCACAGTCGCTGACGGGCCATTTTTGGCTGCTGTCGGTCGGTTAGCCGAGGCGGTGCTTGGGGGGGAGGCTTCGCCGGCTCCGGCCGGAGAGGGGAAGCCGTCGTGACCAAGATCCCTGTCCTTGCTTATTCCGATGTGCGCCGTTCGCTCGGGACCGGCCATGTCATCCTCTGGCAAGGCGACGGCCTTCTGTCGCGCGCGATCCGGATCTTCTCCGAATACTCGCATGCCTCCTTGGTGGTGGCCCTCTTTGACGAAGCCGGGCAGCGCAATCGGCTCTACCTCGTGGAAGCGCTCGAAACCGGGTTGGAACTGCGCCATCTGTCCAAGCGCCTCGCCGGCTATGCCGGCCGTGTCCGGGTGTGGATGCCGCCGCTTCGCGTCATGCAGCAGTCGATTATCCAACAGTGGGCCTTGGATAGGTGCGCCGACGCCATCCGCTATGACTACGGCGGACTGTTCGCCAACATCCTGGGCCGCGTCTCGCGGGACGCCCGGCGCTACATCTGTTCGGAATTTGTCTGGGATGCGTTGATCACGGCTGGCGTGGTGGAGCGAACTCCCAAGGCTCCGCGTCCCGGCGACATCATTCCGTGGGCCGCCGGTCAGGGGGTGGCCGGGGAGTTGGTCGAGTTCGCGCCGATGCCGGCGGAAGGGGGCGAGGCGTAATGCTGCGGGCTGTGTTGGATTATTTGGCCGGCGCGACCGAAGAACTGCTGGGCGATTTCGCGTCGAAGGCCGCTGCCGCGACCGTGGCCACCTCAGTATGCGTCTGGATCGGCGGCCGTGACGGATTGGTGGATTCGCTGTTTTTCCTGGTCTGCATCGACTTCGCCTTGGGCGTGGCGCATGGCTGGAGTCTCGGCCGGCTTTCGAAAAGTAAGTTTTTATATGGGCTGGCCAAATTCCTGCTTTATTTCCTGACTTTGGTGTGTGCCACGTTGTTGGACTCTGCCTGTAATATCAAGGCATCCGCCTTATTCCATGTCGATTTTCGTGGTTTCCTTATCCTGTATCTATGTTTCAACGAGGCCATTTCTATCTTCGGGCACCTGCATTTCTTTGGCGTACCGCTGCCGGAATGGTTGATGCGCCGGCTGCGCGACTACCGGGACTGCAAATTCCTTGGCAGTCACTTGCCGTCGGCCGGGGGAAAATCATGAGCGCCACCGATTTTGAGGATGATTTGTTGGCCGCTTTTCCAGATCTGCCCGGCGTCTGGCCGGCGGTTTACCGACCGGCCGGCGGCGGCGACCCCGTCCATACCGATGCCATGATTGAATCCGCTACGGTGGAGTCCGACAACCGCACTCACGGAGAGTATGCCGATATTCGCATCCCCATCCGCGACGTGCCGGCCCCGGCCGTGGACGATGTATTGGAGATCGACGGGATCGTCTGGGAATTCCGCATCAACCAGGACCGCAAGTTGTTGCGGACGCAACGTTGGCCGTTTTGGCTGATCCAGTGTCGTCGCAAGGGCGGCGTCGTCCCGACTGGGAGTCGTACATGAATACGCCTCCGCGCTCCACAGTCTCGCCGCTCGGCATGACCATGGCGTTGACCGAGTCGCCGGTCCTTTCGCAGTTGCTCGCCAGCTCGAACCAAGTAGTCCGGCGCGTGGCTCTGCGGGCCATCAAGTCCACCGGCTGGATGGTGCAGCAAAACTGGAGACTGTTTTTCCGTGATCCTGGGTGGGCTCCGCTTTCGCCCGTAACCAAGGCGCTCGGAGGTTCCCGGGCCGGCCTCAAGTTCCTGCGGCAGTTCGTACGTTACAAAGCCTTTTCCGATCAGATGGCTGTGGCGATCGGCTTCGGTAAGGGCAAGAGCCGGGTGAAGAAATTAAGTGACGCTTACACCGGCGTTGGCCAGTACGGCTTGGTTGCTGACAGCTTGCTCGGAGCCGACCCGGTCATCACCTGGATCGCGGCAAAGGCGGAATTCGGTTGGCATGGGCAAGTGACTGAAGCCATGCGTCGCATGGTTGCCGCCGTCACCAAAGCCCGCTCCAAGGCCAAACGGCCCAAGATCGGCCGCAATTACTATGCGTTTGGGCGGGATAAAGCCTTTATCAACGTGCCGTCCCGCCCGGTCGCAGCGCCCTATTTTGCGCGGATTATGCCCAAAGTTCCGGAGTATTTTTCCATAAAATTCGCTGCGAATTGGCGCAAGCTGACTGAGGGGGAAGCGGCATGAAGCTTTCCGGCCTCAAATCTATCTTACGGCATCGAGTGGCCTCCAATCCAGCAATTGAGGCTTTTTGCCAGGAGCAATTCGGTCGTTCTGCCACGGTATTGCGCCGTTTCGACAACCACCAGCCGCCGGGCGAAAGCGATTGCCCATGGGTGCATTTGGAGTTTCTGGGCGAGCGGAAATCGAACGTCAGTCGTGAGGTCGCGCGCACATTCATGCTTTCGTGTGGCGTCTGGCGCGATCCAGAGGGGGGAGTGGACGACGCCGAGGATCGGGCCTCGGATCTGCGTGAGCTGGCCGAGGCGGCGCTTATGTCGCCGGGTCTGGGGAAGGTCGAACCCGGCGATGACGTGCATGAAATCGGAGAGGGTGGTTTTTTTGAGAACGTGTCCACAATCATTGTGACAAACAAAGAATAGGGGGCTGCAATGGCGGGTATTTTGTGTGCCGGCGATCTGTTCTGGGACCGCCGGGATGATCAAGGAAAAAGTACCGGCTTGGTGCATATGGGAAACGCCACATCGTTTTCGATCACCGAGGCGTCGTCGATCAAGGAACGCACATCCAAACAGGTCGCATCGTATGGCCAGGTGCTCGATTCCGTGCCCATCAAGGGCGCGTCAAAAATCGCCATTACACTGGACGAGTTGAACAAGGCCAATCTGGCCCTGATCCACCTGGGCGAGGAAGCCGTCAAATCCATTGAAGCGGCCACGGGCAAGACCAAGATCTTCGACCTTTCCAAGATTGAGACAGATGTTTTTTACGAGATTGGCGCCAAGCTGATCACCGTGGCCTCTGTCAAGATCGATACTGCGGACATGGACACGACGCTTTACGAGATCAACGCCGCCGGCGGCCTCATCAAGTTTTCTGAAAAGGCTCCGGCAATCGGCAGCGTCACTGTGACCTATTCCAATGCTGCCGCGAAGGGATTCGCTATCAGCGGATCGGCCAAACCGACCATCAAGGGCCGTCTGCTTTTGATTGGCAAGAATCTGGCTGACCAGTCCAACGTCCACGTGGATGTGCTTGAGGCTGTGCTGACGCCGAAATCAGGGCTTGATTACCTGTCGTCCGATTTCGCTTCAGCTCAGTTCGAGGGCACGCTCAATACGCCGGCCGGCGAGTCGAGCCCGTACACGGTCACCGTGTTGGAGGCGGCTTAACCTATGCTGCGCGCTGAAAAAACGATTCGTATCGGCGGCGAGGGTGAAGAAGGCCAGGACATCACGGTCTACGAGCTGACCATTGCCCAAATGAGCGATGCCCTGACGCTGTTGTCAACTGTTTCCGGCAGCGGCAAAGGGGTGACCGATCTTGCCGCAATTGCCGCCGCCGAGCTTGGCCGTCCCGAAGGGACCGCAAAACGGCTGCTCTGTCAGGCCTCGTCATTGGGCGATGAGATCAACGCAATTGGCGGTGTGGCCCTGCTCGACATCATCGACGCCTGGGTGGAGGTCAATACGTCTTTTTTCGGCCGAATCGGGGAGATGGCAAACAAACTGGCCGTCCCGGCAGCAGGCCAAACGAAAAGGTCTGCTTAGACGCCATTGCCCGGGCCGTGGATCGCCTGATGGCGCGTGGCCACGGCCCGGCTGTGTACGAATACGGGATGTCCTGGTTTATGCGGTGCCTTTCCGTGGCTGACGTGGCCGAAACAGACAAATGCAAACGCCGTCGACTTTACCGGGCGGGGGTGATGGCTGACATCCGCGTGGCTATTTACGGCGACACCGAAACCTTCAAGAAACACTTGACTACGCTTACCGGGGAATGATGTGGCGAACTCACTCGATATCCTTATTCAGGCTCAGGATAACGCCACATCTGTGCTGGAATCCATCCAGAGCCGCATCAATACGCTGGGCAACGATGGCCCCTCAGCGTTCTCTCGCATTGATGCGGCTGCAACCTCGGTTCATTCGCGTCTGACGGGGTTGTACGCCGTCGCAACGACGCTTTTTGCCGCGTTTACCGCCGGAAAATTGGTCCAGGTTCCGGCCGAATTTGAATCCCTGTCCAAGCAGCTCGAAACCGTCACGAAATCCAGCGCCAAGGCCGAGGAAGGCATGGCCTGGGTGCAGGCTTTTGCGCAGAAAACCCCTTATGAATTGGACAAGGTGGCATCCGCTTTCGCCAAACTGACGAGTTATGGATTCGATCCCAAAACCATCCTGGAGCCTATCGGCAATGCCGCGTCAGGGATGCAAAAGGATTTGGATCAGGCCGTGGAGGCGTTTGCCGACGCCACTCGCGGCGAGTTTGAACGCCTGAAGGAATTCGGCATCAACGCCCAGGTGACGGGGAACCAGGTCACGCTGTCCTATATGCAAAACGGACAGCAGATGGAGAAGACCGTTACCAAAAATGCCGAGAATATGGGCAAGGCGTTGTCGGGTATTTGGACGGATCTTTTTGCCGGCGGCATGGAAAATCAGATGACCACGTTTTCCGGCCGGCTGTCGAACCTCCTCGATGCGGCTACGCGTGGCATCCAAACCTTTATGGGGGCAGGGCTCTTTGACAGCATCAAAGGGGCGCTGTCCGATATCACTGACGAAATCCAAAAACTGGAGCGATCTGGCAAACTGGAATCCTGGGGGAAGACTGCAAAGGAAGCGTTTGATTACGTTTGGGCGTCGACCAAACGTTTGGGGTCTGCTGCAGCGGATTTTATGGACAGGTGGGGGGCGTTACTCAAAGTCCTCGGGACAGTGGCGGCCATTGCGCTCGCTACGGAGAAACTTGGGGCTTTGAGCAAAGCCGTGGCCGCGTCCAAGCTGGGAATGGTCGGGCTGGCCCTGGCCGTCCCGGACGCCATTGAGGGGTATAAAAATCTCGCCTTGGCCGCCAACGAATATTTCAATTCGCAGTCCCAGACAAATCGGGCCTTGCGGCAGGCGGCACAACTCCAAGCCCAGGCCACAGCGAACAACAGCAAGGCCGTGGCTATGCTCAATGAGTACGCCAAGGCTCAAGGGGAGACAGTCACCAGCCTGGAGGATTGGCGGAAAAAGATCGCTGACGGTACGATCAAGCTCAAAGACCATACTGGCCAGATTGCCCTGACCGCCGACGAATACAAAATTTTGTCGGCAGAAATCAAAAAAGCGGGGGAGGCTGGCAAAGCCTACACCAGTCAGGTCGGCGACCGCTATGACCAGCAGGCCAAAGAGGCCAAGGCGTTGGCCGCAACTGAAGGTGCGGCGGCGGCGGCCGGTCTGACGACCCAATTGGGTAAATATAATGCCGTGTTGTCTGCCGCCAAGGGCACAGCGGCCGCACAGATCCGGTTAATTGAGTTAGCGGCCGGCACCGAGGCGCAAAAGGCGTCCTTGCGCCAAAAAGTGGAAGAAGAGCTGCAAAAGTCCAAGGCTGCAGCCCTCAAGGATTGGTTGGATGCCCTCAAGACAGGCCTGGACGAGGCCTTGGCCCAGGAAAAGCGTTACGCCCAGGAAGCCGAGAACGCGCATAAGACGACGGAGGAAAAGCTCCGCGACCTCAAACGCCAGACGATGAGCGCGTCGGCCGCCTACTATGACGAGGTGGCTGCTGCGCGTGAAAAGTTGGCCGCTGCTGAAACTGAAGCCGCCAAAGGTACGGCCGAAGGCTATGACAACGCCATAAAATTGGCCAAAGAAGCGCAAAATCAATTTGCCGCTACGGCCAGTTCGGGCAAGGACATTGTCGGCAATGCTGCGGCCGTACAGACGGCCATGCAGGGCGTAGCCGAAGCCGGATCGGTTTGGGAGACTGCAGCCAATTCCGGCAAGCAAGCCTGGGCCGATACCGTCAAGACCATGAAAGAGCAGATCCAGGAGGCCAAGGCCGCCCTGGATGCATTACAAAAAAATCCGCTGTCGATTGCTGTCGATGTTGATACCAGCGCGGCGGATAAGGCGCTGGAGGGTCTTAACGGTAGGAAAACCACCTCAGATCATTCTGTCACCCCCGACACGGTGGCGGCTCAAAGCGCTCTTGCCGAACTGAAAAAGCCGACCTCTTCCACCCACACCATTTACGTCCGGCAGGTTGAACAATATGCCGCCGGCGGACCCGTGGCCCGCGAGGTGCCGGCCATGGTCATGCCCGGCGAGGTCGTCGTCGAGCCCGAGGCGGCCAACCACTATGCGCCGTTGCTCCACGCCATAAACTCCCTGCGTCTGCCGGTCGCTGCCGTGCCGCATTTCGCTGGCGGCGGCAGTGTCTTCCGGCCGTTTCGGCGTGGGCTGGTGCCCGGCGTCGGCGATGAGGACAGCGAACCGGTACTCTTGCGCGAGGGCGCGTTTGTCGTGCGCAAGGCAGCGGTTTCGCGCTATGGCGCTGGCCTGATCGAGGCCATGAACAACTTCAAGCTCCCGGCCGGCGTCCAGACCTTTGCCTCGGGCGGCTTCGTGCTGCCGGACTGGCTCCAGCATCTGCGCCAGCCGGTTCCGTCGCCCAGTTTGCCGGCGTCATCTGTCCTGGCCAAGCCGGCCGCGCCGACGCCCCTTTCCGTCGCCTTGTCCGTTCCGGCGGCTTTTAGCTCCGTGACCACGCCCATGGCCACCCCGGTCGGCATGTCCGATCGCGGCGCTGCGGCCGTTGCCCGTCTGGACGGTCTGCGTCATACGGCCGCGCTCAAGTTCTCTTCCGGCGGCAGTCTGGACGAAACCTTGGCCGACATCGCCCTGGAGCGCCAACGCACCAAAGAGGATTACGACGAGGCCGTGACCGACGCCAAGACGGATCACGACGACCAGTTGGCGGATCTGCTCAAACAGGAACAAGAGGACCTGGACCAGATCGCGGCCGATCTGGCCGAGGCCGTGAGCGCCTACAATGAGGCCATGGCCGACGCCCAGCAGGCCTATGCCGCAGCCGTGGCCGACGCCCGGGCCGAATGGGCGGAGAAAAAGGCCGACCTGCAATCCAACGTCGACGACGCCCAAAAAGCCTACTTCGAGTGGCAAAAGAAGGGGAAAGAGGAGCATCCCGGGTACAAGACCACCACGGTTTCGCGCAACATGACCGGCTTTGTCCCGGGCGGCGGCCTGCCCGGCACGCGCACCGTGTACACGGTCGATAAATCGGCGTCGGCGAAAAAGGCGCTCGAAGAGTATCAGGCCGAGGGCAAGGAGCTGACGGCGAAGCTCACGGAAGCCAGACAGGCCGTGTCGGCCATCGCCGGCGGTCCGGATCTGACCGATGCCACGTCCGAATTCGACGACGCAAAAGCGGCCGCCGTAGCCGATATGGCCGACGCCCGATCGACGGTCACGGCCGACACGCAATCCACCAAAGAGAAAGCGGAGTCGGATAAAGCCGACCTGGAAAAGGATCTGGCGGACAAGCTGGCCGATCTGAAAAAGGATTTCGACCGGGCCATGGAGGATCTCGATATCGAGGAGTCCCGGGCCCGGGCCAATGCCGACGATACAAAGGGCTACAGCATCAGCGGGTTTACCCAATGGTTGCGCAACGGCGGTCCGGTTCAGGCCCTGACCCGCATCCGTCGGTTCGCGGAAGGCGGCGTTGTCGGTCTTTTGGGTAAGCTCCCCCAGTTTGCAGGCGGCGGCACGGTGCCGATGGTTCCCGGCGCGGTTGCCGGCGTGGATTCGGTCCTGGCCGCGCTGACTCCCGGGGAGGGCGTTGTGAAGGCTGAGGCCATGGCCAAGGTGCTGTCCGAACGGGCGCTCGATGCGCTCAATAACCTCGATCTGGACGGCTTTTTTGCAGAGATGCCGCACTTTGCCACCGGTGGCGTGGTGCCCGGCGGCGACGTGTCCGCAGTGCCCGGCCCTTCGGAGCAGGTCCGCCCGAGGCAGGATTCCGGCGCGAGTTACACGGCCACGCTCAATCTGGCTATCGGCGGCAAATCATTTGAGACCCGGACCACCTCCGGGACGGCGCAGGCCCTGGCCCGCGAATTGCGTAAAATGGGGGTGAATGTCCGATGAGCATTACCCTGGCCACGTTGTCGCTGCCGGATGATTGCGTCTGGCAAAATGAATTCGACGCCGTGCCGGTGGCGGCGGCCACGGCGCGGACGGTGTCCGGCCGGCTGGTGGTCACGGCATCGGCCCTGACGGCCGGCCGCCCCATCGACCTCGGCGGGGAGTCGGCCTGGATCTCCCGGGCCGATGTGCGCACACTCCACGCCTGGGCTTCCACTCCGTCGTGGACCGGGACGCTCTCGCTGCACGACGGGCGGACGTTTACCGTCCGGTTCCGCACCCAGGAAGAGAAATGCGTCGAAGCTGCTTCGATTCTGGGGGCGGCGGATCCCGGCCAGGACGCCCTGTATCAACTGACGACGCTGCGACTGGAGACGGCCTGATGACGGCGCAAACCATGCTCGTCAACATCGGTGCGGATGCGGGGTGTCCGTCGGCGTTGCTGGAATTCCCAAAACAGGATGTAGACCCGGGCGAGGGCATCACCATCCGGGTTTGGGCTCCGGATCCGGTCTTGCTCTCCGGGTATCAATTGTCTGTCGGCCAAACGTCGCTGGGCAGTGGCTCCGTCAACAGTTGGCCTGGGCAGACAACCTGCAAATATTTCGAATTCAGCGGGGACAATGCGCCCCAACAGTTTGACTATCCGATCATCGACCTGTCCGGCGCCATGGCCTTCTCGCCGCTGTATGCGGTGTCCACGGCGGGGGAGGTCAGGACTCTGGCCAACTCGGGCGCGGACGTCGGCGCGCTGTTTACCCGGCGTGGCTATTCCTGTCTGGCTCCGGTCTCGGGGCTCCCCAGCCTGTACGGCACCGTGCATGCGGTCGGAATCCGCGCCCCGTATTGCCTGGAGTGGACCTGGACCGCTCCGGCCGCGCCGCGTGGGGCCCAGTGGTTCTTCTTGCGTGAGGACGGGGACCTCAAGCATCGCTTTAGCCTGAGGCTGTCCGAAGATCCGCCGGATACGTCGAAGGCCTACACCGACATAAAGATTCGCATCATTGGTCGGCGTACCGGCGGGGTTGTGGTCGGGGCAGATGTCTGGCTGGCGGGCGAATATCTGGGCCAGAGCAATGCCCGGTACGGCTATGTCAAACGCAATCGGATCCTGTCCGGCACCTATCCGGTCCGTGTGGCCAAGAGCGGTTACACCGCCTCCGACGCGGATACGTATACGGACAACGATTCCGTGGTCATCCCTGCCTCGGGCGGTGAGGTGCGGGTCAAAATCGGGAGCACGGCATGAATCAGACCCTGTTGATTCCGTATGCGTCGTCGGGTCAGGAAAACGGTGGCGTCAAAATCGAGGTGCCGGCGCAAAGCGTTGATCCTGGCGAGGCCGTACAGATTTATTTGTGGGGCCGATCGGAAGCGGCATTGACCGGCTACACGCTGACGCAAGGATCGGACGGCCTGGGAGCCGGTGCGATCCGGCAATACCCCGGGCAAACCGAGGTCGCATATGTTGATCTCGACGGCACAGGGGGGCTGCAGGCCTTTGACTGGCCGGTGCTGTCGCTGGTGTCGGTCGCGGCAGAAGGCAATCTGTACGTCGTTGATGGCAACGTCGTGTCCCTGGCCGCGTCTTCCGATATGGATATGACCCATTTCTTCCGGCTGTCCGGCAACGCTCTGGCCTTGGCCGAAGGGGCTCCGAAATACATCGGCCCCGTCAAGGCCACGGTGGCGCGTTCTTCGTGGTGTCGGCAGTGGGAATGGACCGCGCCAGCTACGCCGGCCATTGGGTTGCCGGCCGGCACCTGCGATACCGATGACGAGGATCGGGACACGACGCTGTATTGGTTTTTCCTGCTGCGGTGGGGCGTTATGCAGGAAGAGTTCTCTTTGGCGTTGGCGGAAACGTATGCAATCGAAGGAGATATAGAAGCAGCATTGCATTTTGATGCAAATGATATTGTGAATTTTGATGGAGCACTCGTCGATACATGGGTTGATAGGTATGGAAATACTTTAAATTATTGTAAATATAAAGACGTCATTCCTAATGGATTTAACGATGGTCAAGTCGCAACAAGCTCAAGATATTACACATCGTTATACAGATTTCCTTGTGTTCGTATTAGGGCTTGGAATAAAAACACAGCAGACTATAAATATTCAAACATGGAATCAGTAATACAGTGTTCGTTTGAATCCAAAAAAACAGAATCTAAAACATTGTTTTTTGTTCATTCAGCGAAAGACAAGGTAACTACTACAGATGGTTGTCAGGGTAGACTGGAAATGAATTCGAAGACATATGATGCCAGTAGTTACCCTATTAGTGCAACTACTGGGTTTGGCTCTCCGAATACATCTGTGTACAACGCGAGACCTGTTGGAAGTGGCATGATTTATTCTGAACGTTCAATAACAACTATTCAGATTGATAACGTGAATGGGGTGTGCTCGTTCTACAAAAACAGCGCTTTTCAATTTTCGATAAGCAGCGAATGGAAGCCAAATCCGGCAATCTTCGAAATTGGATATCTTTTGATAGGAGCTGGAGTCTCACCTTTTGCCTATAATGCCCCAATTGGGATTGAGCAGGAGACGTATATTGATATGTTCGAAATTATACTTTTTGATTGTATGTTTCCAGAAGAGAAACGGATTCTTATGGAGCAGGATCTTAAGAAGAAGTGGGGAATATAATGATTATCGAATCTGAATTGCTTTTACGCTACGCAAAGCTTCGCACCGACACGCCGTCAAACGGCGGCCTGATGTCGAAAGATGCGGTCACCTCCGGCGCGAGGCAAAATTTCCTGCGTGACTGGACGCTGGCCGAGGTGGCAGCCGGAGCGACCCAATATCGGAAGTTCTTCGCCCACGTGGCCAACGCGGATGCGGCGGCGTTGGTCCAGGCCGGCGTGCATCTGCTCGGGCCGTCGTCGGCCGACGATCGGATCACACTCTTTGCCGGGACGTCGGCGGACACGCAATCCACGCTGTCTGCCGCGCCGACCGAATACGGCGCTGGCACGCTGCAAACATCTGTGGCGGCTGGGGCAACGACATTGTCTGTGGTGTTGGAGGATGCCGGGCAGACAATTTTCCGGACAGGCGATCAGATATGCATCCTGGGCGATGGCAACGAGGAGTACCACGACGGGGTCGTTGTCGCCAAAAATGCCGGCGTCGTCACGGTCACCCTGGCCAGCGGCGATATGTTGGGCCACGCCTATGGGGCCGGTGCGGCCGTGGCCTCGGTTCTGCCGCTCGGAACCATTCAGGCCACCATTGGCGCGCCGACCAAGACGACCGTGGCCGGCACCATCGACGCCACCAAAATTACGCCCGACGCCATTGGCGGCATCGACCAGACCGTCACGCTGACCTTGACCAGCCCCACGTCGTTTACGGTGGTGTCTGACGTTCTCGGCAGCCTGGGCGCGGGCACGATCTCGGCGGTCTGTGCCCCGACGAATGCCGATTTTTCCCGGCCCTATTTTACGATTGCGCAAACGGCCTTTGGCGGTTCCTGGGCAGCCGGCGAAATCGTGCGGTTTGCTACGGTTGCGGCCGCAAAAGCGGTTTGGATCAAGGGCGTTTTGCCGGCTGGAGCGGCTCCGGCCGGGTCGGATTCGTTTGGTCTGCGTGTCATCGGCGGCAGCAATTAGGAGGCGGCAATGGCTATTGCGTCAAGTTTATACAACCACGTGCCGGAACTCCTCGCCAAGGGGACGATCACGTGGTCTGACCCGCTGTATCTGGCGTTGTTGTCCTCGGCCTATGTGTTTTCCGCCGAACATACAGTCTGGGCCGATGTCAGCGCTTCCGAAATCACAGGGGCCGGATATACGACCGGCGGCTTTGCGCTGTCCGGTCAGGCTGTCATCCGGGCCGCCGGCGTCGTCCGCCTGGATGCTGCCGATTTGTCGCCCTCTGTGACGCTAACCTGCCGCTATGGCGTGGTGTATGCCAATGTCACGCGCAATGATCTGGTAAAGCCTTTGCTGAAGCGCATTCTTTGGGACGATACGCCCGCGGATTTGGTGCTGTCGGGGGGTGCGCTGCCTGTGTATTGGGCTGCGGACGGATTGATAAAGATGGTGGTCGGGTAGGGCTGTGGCCACTGCGTTGACCAATGGCCAGTCGGTGGCTGTGACCGTCTCCAAAAGTTCCGGCGCGCAATATGCCATTGTCCTTCCGGCCGGTGCGAGCAATCTGGTTATCACGCTTTCCGGTCTAACGGCCGACCTGGATCTCTTCGCCAAATTTGGGTCGGAGGCCACAAACTCCTCGTCCGATACATCCTCGACCGCCGGAGGGACCGATACCGAGACTATCAAAATCCCGGCCCCGTCCGCCGGAACATACTATATCTATGTCTACGGGTATGCCGCCGGTTCCGGAGTGTTGACGGCGGCATACGCCGGACGAGAGATCCCAACCGACAACATTACTGTTTCGTCTCCAGCCGCGGCGCTTATGCTGGTCCCGGCCTGCCTCGTCACGTTGACGTCTCCAGCTGTCCTGCCTCCCAGGTATTGCCGGGACACCGTGGCGCGGTACCGCGTCCCTGTAGGCCATGCCTTTACAGCAGCGTACCGGGCTCCGGGCGTCATCCGCGACGTCACCGGCAGCCATTCCATTGCCGGACCAATCTCCCGCACCTGGACGACTGAGTACGCCATCCCGTCCAGCGGCCGGTGGGAATGGTTGGCGCGGTATGTGGTCGGTGCAATGGCGCGGGTTTCCCGGGACTTTGTCGGCCGGCAGGCCATACCGGCCGATGGGCCGTCGATTCTCTGGGAGATAGGTCGTGACCCGGTCGTTGCGGCAACGGTCGCCGGACAGCAGCTGGATCTGCTGACGGCCACAATCTCCGGCGATCTGGACTCGTTTGCCTGGAGCGCGGAAATAGCCGTGCCGGATGAGGCCGCATGGCTGGCCTGTGTGCCACGCGAACGCCTGTCCCTCACCATCGGCGGCGTGCTGTTCGTGCTGCTCATCGAAAGCCGATCCCGCAATTTGCAGGCCGGGAGCGCGGAGTGGTCCGTGTCGGCCCGGACGTTGTCGTGTCTGCTGGACGCGCCTCATGCCGCCACGGTCACCCAAACCTGGGGGACGGTCACCGCCTCGGCCGCAGCCCGGGAGCTGGCCGCTTTGGCCGGGTTGGCGTTGTCCTGGGAGGTGGTCGACTGGACGTTGCCCGCCGGGCGGTTGACGGCCTCCGGCGAAACGCCGGCTTCCATTCTTTCGCGGCTGGCCGAGGCGTGCGGCGCGGTGGTGCAGCCTGAGCCGGGCGGCGGGCTGCGCGTCCTGTATCGCTATCCCGTTGGCGTCACGGCATATGCTGCGACCCTGCCGGATATCACGCTGTCCGACGACGTCGATGTGCTCAAGATCGCCGAAACGTTCGTGGCCGCCGCCGGCTATAATGCGGTGGTCGTGACCGACGATCAATCCTCGACCGAAGCCTATCTGGCCATGGAGCTGGATGACGACCGTAACGCCAGCCGTACCACGTTTCCCGCCGGAGAACCCTGCTATTTCCGCGTCTACCACGCCCCGAAGATTGCCTACAAACTGCGGGTGACATCCGGCCGTCTGGAACAGGTTGCCACCGCCGAACAGAAGACCTTGTCCGAAACGGTCAGCTTTGACGCGGTCGATACCGCCAACCTGGGCAAGCTGGTGCATGCCATTGGCACGGTCAGATGGTGGGGGAACAACCTCGGGAGCATGGCGCCATCTGGCGGCGTGGGCGTGGTTTTGTCCGGCGGAGCCGGCTTTGGCGTGGCGACCGTCACCTACAGCACACAATACGACGTGTGGCGTTTGATCCCGGACGATCTGGCCGAAGCCTTTCCAGTGTTACTTGAACTTACGGAGGCGGCATAAATGCGGTTGCGCGTCACGCGTGGGGCCGGGGATTGTCTGGCTCCCGAGGAACTCTCGGCCGGGCTGGCTTGTTCCGAGGGCCCGGCCACCCAGGCCGGACGGAACTATCTTGATGCAAACGGGGTTGATCGTCTGGAAACGACGTTGACGTGCATCCGCTCCGATGCCGCCGGGGCGGCCATGCCCGGCGATCTGGCCGCCGTGATCGACACGACGGCCGGCGAGACTTGGCGGGGCAAAATCGCGTCGTTCGCCCTGGCCCTTGAGGTTGACGATTCCGGGGCGGCGACCGTCTCACAAACAATTGTGGTGGAGCGTCCGTTATGAGCAACCCGCTGGTGACGCTGCGCCAATTGGTTGCCCCGGCGTCCAAGCGCCGTAGCGGCATTGTCCGATCGATAAGCGCCGGGCGCGCCATGATCGAATGGTCAACCGGCGGGACAGGGCAGGTCTTGTGCGGCGTTGCGGCTGCAGTCGGCGACCGGGTGTTGGTTGTGGGCGACGCTGTGGCGGCAAAGCTGACCGCTGAAACGACGAAAACCGTGCAGATTTTGTGATGGGGGAGGCGATGTTGGATCTGAATGAGCGTCCGGGTGGCAGTGGGGGAGGAAATGTCGCCGTAGAGATGCCATTTCCCGGCGCTTACTTCCGGGATGTCCGGCTGGCGGCAAAAATGGTGGCGGCCGCTACGGATCGTTATGTCCTGGCGATGCCGAATCGAATGACTGTGGATGTGAGCGGGGCGTTGTTGTCCCTGACATCCCAACAAACCCTTGATCTGTCCCGGGCGGCAACCTGGGACGCCACGACACCGACGGACTTTACCCTGGCCGCCAATCGGGCCGGCCGGGATTTTTACATCTATGCCTGCGCCGTGTCCGGGGCGCTCAAGCTCGTTGTCTCGGCCAGCGCCA